TGCTCCTCCTGCTCCTCCTGCTCCTCCTGCTCCTCCTGCTCCTCCTGCTCCTCCTGCTCCTCCTGCTCCTGCTGCTTTTGCTCCTGTTCCTAATCAACCTAATCAACCTAATCAACCTAATCAACAATTAAGACCTAGTAATAGTGTATCTTCTTTAAATAACCTTAATCAATCCAATAATCAATCCAATAATCAATCCAATAATCAATCCAATAATCAATCCAATAATCAGTCCAATAATCAATCCAATAATCAATCCAATAATCAGTCCAATAATCAATCCAATAATCAATCCAATAATCAACCCAATAATAAATCCAATAATCAATCCAATAATCAATCCAATAATCAACCCAATAATAAATCCAATAATAAATCCAATAATCAACCCAATAATCAACCCAATAATAAATCCAATAATCAACCCAATAATCAATCCAATAATCAACCCAATAATAAATCTAATAATCAAAATAATCAAAACATAAACAATACACCGAATAAATCAGCTAATTTGAAAAATGATAATGTTAGAAATTTAAGAAATTTTGATATTGGTCTTGCAGTAAATGATCCTGCTAATCAAGATTGTAGAAGAGTTATCAATTTTCCAGCTCACTTATATAAAAGCAATAGTATTCCACCGTGGTTTACATCTGTTTTAATGATGATATTTTATTCTCAATCGATGAGATCAATTATTTCAAGAAAAATATTAGGATTGAATCAAGGTATGGGTCAAAGTTCTATACAAAACAATCTAAACAACTTTTATAAAAGTGTAAATGAACTTTATTTATCACAAAATCAAGAACGAAAAAGTAGCAGAGGTTCATTATTTGATTTATTTAAACCAAGTAATGTTATCAAGTTGTATTTTGAAAAATATAATTATACAATGGATACACCTCAATTTAACCTAGTCAGTAAAAATTTAGATTTTTACTTATTTTGTTTATTTAAATTACTGAATATAACTTGTGCATTTGCATACTATGATGATGAAAATGAAAATGATAATCAATATCTTATTTTGAAATACAAGTTTTATTTGGGACAACAAAATACACTTTTTTATGATAGAGTTAAGATTGATGCTAATTATAGTCATATATATAATCTAAAAAATAATGAGTTTATACCTTTAAAAAATGGAAAGATAGATGTAATATTTGTCGAAAATTTTAAAGATATAGATCCACAATTAAGGCAATATTTTAGAAAAGTAATAAATGAATTTAAAAATCAATTCGAAGGAGGTATAAAAATGGAAGAAATACCTACAACAGATATTAATAATCAAGAGATAATGGTTAATGGAAAAAGTTTTATGAAAGATTCTGTTCTTTACACTAATACAAATGTAATAAGCAATAACGATTATAAAGATGTTGATTTAGCAGGAATAACTTGTCGTAATAATCATTTTATATATAATGGTCAATTAAAAAAGCTAATTTTGGATAAATATAAAACTTATGCAAATGATTCTTCATACAGTAGACAAAAATATAATGACTGTGAATTACAAAAACATAATTGGATAGAAGAAGTACCATTTAAGATAGATAAAAATAAGTGTCAAATTGGACAAACTTATGGAACTTATCAACAGGATGGAATTATAAATTTAAGTACGCGTCCAAAAAGATATTTTTTTGTGAATGAGGATTATCGTTTAAATATAGAGCCAACATTAGAAGAACAAATATTAGATGAGAATGTTACTAACAGTATAAAAAAAGAAATGAAAGAAAATACGTTTCAAGATATGAAAGAAGAGGATATAAAAAGAGAAGCAGAGATAAAATTTAATGAAATAAAGGCAAAAGATTTGAATTTAAATGTAATACAAAAAGAAAATATAAAGAGTAAGGATATTGCAAATTGTTTTAGAGAAGCTGGTAATTGGAGTACATTAGATCCAAAATTTAAATTCAATAGTAAAAGTTTTGATCAAGAAGAATTAAAGAAAAATTTAAATACTATTTCTCCAAAGATGAAGACAATGATAGAAAAAGTACAAGAATTAGATTCAAAAGATTTTAAAGAAACTGGTAAATACTTTAAGCATGTGTTCTTTTCTAGCGTAAAGAATGGTAAAGGAGCAAAAGTTATTTATAGTTCTTTAATAGCTTATGGTAAAAAACCCCTATATAATAGAAATCTTACTATTCCAGAAAAAAAGGATTTGATAGGAAAGACAAATCCTAGTACTGGGAATGTTGTTTTATTAACAAAGAGTAATATTTATGAAAATAAAGGATTAAGTCAAAAAGCAATCAAAAATATTAAAGAATTAATCAATCTTAGACCTGATAATATAAATGGAGATTTATTAAGATTTATAGTAATAGATAGTGGTTTTAAAGAAGGTATTGATTTATATGATGTGAAATATGTTCATATTTTTGAGCCACAGATTTCAAAATCATTAGAAAAACAAATAATAGGGAGATCTACAAGATATTGTGGACAAAAAGGTTTAACATTTAAACCTTCAGATCAGAAAGATCTTCCTGGATGGCCTCTTTATGTATATAAGTATGACACTGCATTTTTTGGTCCATATAAACAATTTTTTGTTGGTAATACAAATTTTAAAGAATATACATTACATGATTTATTGTCAAGTTATGCAAAAGTAACACATGATAAAATGACTTGTTGTGATGAAATGAATAATTTACTCATAAGCGGATCAATAGATTATGCAATGAATGAAAGTGTACATAAATATTTTTTGAGATACATAAAATTTAAAGATATAGATAAAAGTAAGAAAAATGAGAATTTTGAATTCCCAAAGAATGGTATATATTATTTTGATCAGTATTCATCACCCTCAAAAAAATCAAGTCAAAAATATTTAACAAATACTAATGATAATAATGAAAATAGTACAAATATTACAAATATTTCAAAGGAAATAAATAAACAACAAGGTGGTAGTAATGTGAATAATTTTGCTGTATTTAATGATATAAATCAAAGAAAAAGAATTGGAATAAATTTAAAAGATGAACCTAATAATGAATCATTGTATAAAGAAAATAATAATTCATCAAGTGCAGAAAGAAATGAAGAAATTGCAAATTCTAATGTAAGGAACTTATCTGAATATGATATACAAATAAATTTAGATAAAGATAACGATATATTAGATAAACAATGTAATGAAAACAATCCAACTCAAGATTTTCCTTTAACAACCGAGCATTTATTTCTTGTATTTTTATCATATGATAACATTCCTGATGTAAAGGAATTCTTAAAAGATGGTTTTCTGGATATTCTAAAAAGTTTAAAAAAAGGAATAAGTGGATTATTTTCGAAAACAATTGATATGATAAAATTAAGAAAGAAATTGTGTAAATTCATAAAATCACAAAATAATCAAGAACAAAATAAAAATGAAATTTTCGAAAAATTAAATCAAGTAATAAATAATACAGATGATTTTTATGATAAAAACCAAGACAAAATAAAAGATAATTTAAATAAAGATAGTAAAAATTATGAAGTCATTTTTCATACATTATATCCACCTTTATTATCTCCAAATATAAATTCATTCATTAAACGTGCAAAAGATTCAAAAGGAGCCATGATTGCTTTGAATTTAGGTTTATATAGGCTGGAGAATAAGAAATATAATTTAATGAATAATGCTAATTTCCGTGACATTGGATATAGGATTGATAATAGTTCAAATGATGTAGATATAATAATAAATAGGGATGGTGTTTGCTCAGAAGATAAATCAACAAAAGATTTTCCTGTAACAATTTATCATATGTTATTAGCATTTTTTATGCAGAATAGTAGTGAATTACCTGAACCTAAAGATTTATTAAAAAAGATAACAGTGAATAAGAATTATATAAATGTCAAAGCACCATTTCAAAAAACAAATAATGTTAATAAGCCAGAAAGAAGATTATTGAACTTTAAATCTGAATATAGTATTAATGAATTAAGAAAATATTTCTGTAAAAAGTTGAAAACAAGTAAAGGAAATGAATTTTTTAATAATTTGCAAAAAATTGCGAATGATCCAGAATTAGTTAAGAAAGATACTTCTACTTTTGATTTAGTAGGATATAACATAGACAGATTTAAAAAAGTACTCATAAATTTAGATTATAAGCATAAAGATCATGATGCAAGTAAAATGATTAATTATTTAATTGCCAAATCAAAAAAAGCTAAACCTGGATTGATCGCAATGCAAAAACCAATATTGAATCAATCAGAGGTGGATAAAAAAAGGGTTGATTTACTGAAGAAAGAAAAAGAAAGAGAATTGAATGATATTAGAAAAACAATAAATACTTTAAATAAAGAAAATAAAGGATTAGTTACAAAATTAAATCCATTTGGGGATGATAAGAGGAAGAAAAATGAAGAAGAAATAAAAGAAAGTGAAGAATATGAAAAGAAATTAAATAATGAAATAAAGAATATAGAAAATGAAAAAAAGAAAATAAATATATTAAAAGATATTTTTAAAGGTACATTTGCATCTTTAGAAATTAATCACAAAAATCCTATTAAAGGAAAATATAGTGATTTTCAAGAATTTCATGAATATGTTCATAATAATTTTTATAATCATTTTAAGTGGGATACATCTGAAATAAAAATAAAAAGTTTATGTGATAATAAAAACAAAGGAATATATGATTCTTTAAGTGACGAAGTAAAGAGAAAAATAAAGGATCAAGGATTAAATGATTTAGAAAAATCTCTTAATAATCCAAAATTAATAAGATTTAATCCTACTCAAGAATTTGTAAGAAACTATTTTCATCCTGATCTAAATTTAAAAGGAATGTTATTATTCCATAGTGTAGGAACAGGAAAAACATGTGCTGCTATTGCTACAGCAACGACAAATTTTGAACCTAATAATTATACAGTGTTATGGGTAACTAGAAATACTTTAAGAGATGATATGAAAAAAAATCTATTTAAGGAAGTATGTCATATGGCTCTCATTAAAGATATAATAGATAAAGGTGATAAACCGCATGAAAATGAAGAAAAATATAAACAACAGAATCAACGATTGTTAGGTAAAGCATGGTCTATAAAACCATTAACATATAGACAATTTAGTAATTTGTGTGGGAAAAGTGGAAATGGAGAAGTCAGAAAAATACTTGTCAAAAGAAATGGAAGTGAAGATATCTTCAAAAATACATTGATTATAATAGACGAAGCACATAATTTATATTCTGGAATAGAAGAATTAAATCCTCAAGAAAAACCTAATGTAACACTTATTAAAGAAGCATTATATAATTCATATAACAAATCAAAAGAGCAATCTGCAAGAGTATTGATGTTATCAGGAACACCATTTTCTACAGAACCTGAACATTTGACAAAATTATTAAATCTATTAATAGATAAAGAAGAAAAAAGATTACCTGAAAGTTGGATTGAAATAAAAAATCATCTACTAGAACCTACAGGTAATTTCAAGCCAGAAGCAATAAAGAGATTTTTAAACTCTATAGCAGGAAAAGTAAGTTATTTAAATCTTCAATATGATATTCGCAAATTTTCATATCCTGTTATTGAAAATATATATGTTCCAATGAGTCAATCACAACATAAACAATTCCGTTACTTAAAAGAAAAAGAAGAGATTGAACTGAAAACAAAATTGACGCATTTAACAGAACGTCTTAAAATTGTGAAGGAAAGAAGACAGGAATATAAGGGTATTGCAAAAGGTTTAAACATCGAAAATGCAAATGATCATATTGCAATAGATAATGCGCGCAATAATTTAAAAAGTGAATTACAAAAAGTAAAATTATTAGAACAAGAAATAAAAGAGACACAAATTAAAATGAATAAAATTAGAGGAATTAATAAAGCCTTAACAGCTGAAAAAGATTACTCACAAGAAGATGCCTTTTTGAAATGTGTAAATAAAATAAAAGATAAAACAAAACATAAATAAAAAATAATGATAATTCAATCATTTTATAGTTTTTTCTTTTATTGCAAATGCCCTTGAGATGATAATTTCACATGGATAAGATTATCATACGTTTTTGTTGTATTTGATGCATCAGTGATTTTAATTTTTCTTTCAATCGATGATATCGTTAAATTTGTTGATAATAAATTATTATGTATATTATTTCCAACACCTAGCACAAATCCTCCATCAAATACGGGATTAATATCATAGTTTATAAAACGTGTGGTGAAATTATCACTTTCAACTTGAACATGCCAAACTAATCTACCAAAACTATCTAATTTTATAATAATTAATATCGATTCTTTAATTTTTTCATTGATATCTATATTTTCATTTGTTAATTTTTCTCTTTGTTTATCCATTAGTGAAGTAGCGTCAAATGCTTTTGATCCATCAAAATGAGATATGACACATTCTTGTTTATTTTTCTGTGTATTTTGATGGGGTACAAATGCAATTAAAATTCCTCCATCATTTATGGCTTTCATTTTTATATTTGATTCTACAGAAGTAATACATGAATTCCAATGTATCGATCCATTAGGTAAATATTTTGTGATTACATAAAAGTAATTCCATGAATTTTGAGGAATAGAAGGTAAAAATGTTGTTTTAGGATTTATAATTTTAGAAACACTATCATTAATATCATAGAAAGAAATATGTTTTGAATCATCCATATAAAATGATGTAATGAAATCATTATTTTTGAGTAATATTGTATTCAATTTTGATAAAGGTGTTTCAGATGTTATTTTGATATTCCATTTTGATTTTCCTTTATAATCAATCATCGACAAGAACAAACAATCCATGTCTCTATCATTTTCATCTTTTACTAGAATATTGTTTCTTGTATTATCGATAAATTTTAAAGGTTTGTTTGTGTCAAATAATCCATAGAATATCATATCATTTTTTGGTGTGGTAATTATGCCATTAATATTTTTTGTATAAACAGGAATCGTCCAAATGATTTTTCCTATATGATCTAATTTGACTATATAGTAATTTACATTAAAATCGACTTCTTTAGGGATATTTATTTTTTCAATTCTTTTTTCCATTTTAACCAGTTCATGTGTAGTTGGTTCATATTCTTCTAAAGAAACATAATGTGATGGAGTTGTAGGATTTATTATACAATAAATATTATTGGATTCATCTAATGCTGAAGAATGGATTTCCCCGTTTCTGATCACTTTGAACCATGTTGGATGAATGTCTAATGTTGGTCTATTTTCATGATAAGCAATAAGTGAAATATGATCTTTTTTATAAGATAATCCTTCATTATTTAGAGGGACAGGTATCGATATATTTTTATAGTTTATATCATACAAATAAATGGGATATATTTCGTAGTTTTCGTTATTAAATGGATAAACGACCGTCCAAATAAAACTATTATTATGATTATGTGTATTAATCTTTAATCCGTGTTCTGGGATACTATAATTTTGTCTTGGGAAATTATCACTTATTGTCAGAATATTTTTCAGTTTAGAATCTTGATCATAAAAAACAATATATGATTTATCTTCAGGTGAGTTTCTTATAATATTATTTGGGAATTCAACTGGATCGAGTGGTATATTTGGTGATGTGATATGTTGATATACTGTAATAAAAACTTGTGTCTGATTGTGATCACTATTTTGTTTAGAAAAGGATTTTAGAGATTTGATGTTAATAATAGAAAGTGAAATCGAATCTAAAGAAAAAATCCATTTAATATCTTCATCATCAGATGTGGAATCATTTAGAATAGCATTTTCTTGAATTAAACGAATGGAAATGATATCTTGTGATAAAACATTGTATTCATATATTTGTAATGAATATCCTCCAAATGTATTTGGACTTGGTGATGTTTTTTGTATTTGTTTATTTTCATCAATGTCTTCTGTATTATTTTTAATATTTTCTTTAATATTTTCCATAATCCAATTTAAATTATTTTTAAATTGTATTTTTCTTCCATGAATTCCTCTTTCTATAATTGTAATTCTTCCTGAGACACCTACTGATTGTGGTGTTAAAACCAATGGAAAAAATGATATATGAATAGGAGAGATACCATCTGCTAAATGTATTATAGAATTAGGATATTGTTGTATTTCCATTACACATAGACCTCCATCAATTCCTTGTAAGTGTGATCGTTTTCCAAAGACTTTTGTTCCGGATTGCTTATTAAATGAAAAAACATTTTTCATGTTTGTTGGTGTATGTGATGGAGTGTTTATTTTTTTCATATAAGGACCGATTCCTATTCTTGATCCATATGTTGCTCCATCAACAATCAGATTATTTTTCATATGAGGTGTAGATAAAAAGCGAATAGATTGATTAAATTGTGAATTTGTGATATCTATATTATGGATTTTATTATTTTTCCCGGATACATTTAATTGTCCATTTATATTTACACCACCATGTGCATTAATCTGATCATAAAATAAGGTTTTATCATAAAACTGAGAGGTTCCTAAATGTTGGCTTTCTTTATGACTAATAAAACGATCAGTAATTTCTAAATTACTAGAAAAAAGATTTTGTATGTAAGATTTATTGGTTTTTTGTAGATTATTTTCTAATAAATCTATATGTGCTTTTTTTATATTTCCTTCATGAATTAATCCATAATCACTTTCTAAATTAGAAGTGAATAAATCTCTCGAATGTTGAACTTTGTTTGTATGATCATCAGATGTTAGATTAATAACATTTGCATTACTTAAATGTCCATTTATAACATTTAATTCTTGAGAATATTGTTCTCTAATTTGAGCTAAATCGATGTTTGCATTAGAATTATAAATATTTTTTGCATTATGATTAATAGTAAATGTGTCTTGAAAAGATGCTTTATAAGTACATATCATTGTGTCTAAACGTGAATGTAATGCATATAGGGAATCTATACTTGCATGTTTACTTTCTAAATTGGATGAAAATAATTGATTTACTTCATTTTTATTGATAAATCCATTTTTACAATTTAGATTATCTACTTTTTGCTTATGAAAAAAAGCATCATCATTAGATGATGAGATGATACGTGCATAATTTATTTTAGCTTTGTCTGTATTAAAGTGATCACTTTCTAGAAATTTAGCTTGTGTTTCATAAGAATTTAAACTGTGAATAAAAGCATCTTGTGTATTTAGATTTTCCACGGTATTATTTACAATTTCACAAGTTTGTATTTTAGCATCTTGAACATATAAGTCATCTATTTGATGTTTTAGAGATTGACCATTTTCTATAAAACAGTTTATATTACTATTATGATTAACTTGTAACAAATCTACTTCTATTTTATCGATGTCTAAATGATTATTTACACGAATGTTTTCAATTATCAAATTAGAACCTTGACTTTGGTTAAAATAAAGATGATCTATTTCAGCTAAATTAATTGTGTTATATCCTTGCATGAAAGCATTTCCATGAATATTTAATAAAGCATTAGAGTTGATGAATAATTCTTGATTGATATTAACAAGACCGGATGTATTGATATCATTATAAAATGACTGAACATCATAATAATGACCAATTTTGACATTTAAATTAGAAGTATTTATTTCTGTGAAAAATGCTTCTTGCAAAACTTGAAATTGTGAAGTATCGATAATCAAATCAGTTTCTAATAATTCTAATTTAGAACCAGATAGGAATTTTGTAGAAGAATTTGTTAAAAAATTTATTTCATTTTCTAAAGATACATTTTTAAGATATAAATTGTCTATACTAGTATTTGATCCTTTAAAATGTACATCATCATTAAAAACTGAAATTCCGTCAAAAACTGATTCATTTGCATATAATGTATTATTTAACCAAAGTTTATTCCAGAATATAGATTCTTCTTGAACATTTATACTTGTATCAAAATAGACGGGAGAAGCGAAAGTAATGTCACCTTTCCAATAAAACGATGTATCATCTGAAGATCTGACTTTTACATTACTATCAAATGAAACTTTTCCTTGTAAATATGTTTGTCCTTGAAAATATGATTTTCCTGATGCTAAGATTTTATCATTTATTACAATGTTACTATTAAACAATGCTGTAGAATTAAATGTAGATTGGGTATTTATATATAAATGTTCATTTTCAAATGATACATTACATCCATTGAATAGAGTATTAGTTGCTTTTATATCAAGATTGTCTTTAATGATCGTATGATCGAGTAATGTTGTTTCTCCTCTAATTTTTAAATCTCCCAAAAATTCTAAAAGACAAGTATCAGTAAAAGTAACATTTGCATTTGAAAAAGTGACATCACCTTCTATATGTGATGTATCATTAAATATAACTTTATTTTCAAACAATGCAGTATTTTTATTAACAAAATCATGAACAGTTAATAGTATGCTTACTATATCTTCACTATATATTTTGTAAAATGTAGACAACATGTTAAAAAGTGTTTCATGATTAAATATAGTTTTATCATTGAATATAACATTAGCATTAAATTTTGATGTTTCATAAGCAATAATTTGATTAAATGATGTTTTTCCTATAAATTCAGTTGTTTCTAAAAATGTGTTATGTGCTTCAAATGATGTATTATTTTTGAATATAACATCTTTTTCAAATGTGGATATATCATAAATAAAAATAGGGTTTTGAAATTCTACATAGCCATTAAATATACTTTTTCCATTTTGTGTTAACAATGCATTTAAAAGTACATTATCATGGAAATATGATTTATTGATTACGTTTAACTGGTATGTTTCAAGTAGTTTATCTATTTTTACGTTTTTATAAAATTCTATATCATCTTCAAAATAAGCATTACCTTTTAGAATTGTATCATAAAAGTGAACTGTTCCTTTAAAATGTGTTTTATTATGAAATGATGATTCTCCTTCAAAATCGGCAGATGATCCATCTTCAGTTAAAAGTGATGATTTTTTACGAAATAATAAATGATCTACTATCCATGTTTCATCGAAAAATTTAGTAGGCAAATGGAAATGTACTGATTGTCCAGGAATTGGACCAATACTTTCATTGACACAAAAATCTGTAAATCCTGAAAAATTTACATTATTGATAAAATCGCATCTATTTGCGGCTACTATTTGTCCATGATAAATATTCCATCCAAAATATTCGACATTATTTCTGAATTTAGAATTTTCTTCTGAAATAATTTCAACATCACCCAAAAAGAAAACAGGTCCTTTAAAAACATTACTATTATGAAATGTTGTTTGACTATCAAATAGAGTATCTGAATTAGAAGTGAAATGTGCTTTACCACTTTTAACACTAAACCCATCTTTAAAAAAAGTGTTTGAATTGTTGAAATGTGTTTCTGAGTTTAATTGGAGGGACTTAAATACAATATCTTCATTACAAAAAGTAACTTTACCTTTAAAAACTGTATTTGTATCTTCTTTTGTTTCTAACAAAGATGTTCCTTCCATCAATAAATGATCGTAATAAGTAGTTTTATCGAAAAATGATGTAGGTAAATGAAAATGTACAAATTGACCTTCTACTGGACCAATATCTTCATTTACACAAAAATCTGTAAATCCGGAGAAATTAACATTATCAAGAAAATCTGTTCTTGAATTAGATATAAAATTTCCGTGAACATAAATGATGTCATAAAAATCAACGATATTTCTAAATTCTGTATTCTTTTCGGATACAATAGTTAAATCACCTAAAAACTTGGCATCACCTTCAAATACGATTTTATTATTTACAATGACTTCTCCATCAAAATATGTTTTGGAATTTTCAGTAAAATGAGAATTACTATAAACTTGTATTCCTTGATCGAAATGAATGTTAGATGATAAAAATCTCATTTCACAAGAAGGTTCTACATGAACATCTTTTTGGAATTTGGTTAAATTTGAGAATTCTACTAACCCATTAAAAATGCTTTTTGAGCCAATTTCAGATTCAAAAGTGGAATTTTTTCTTATAACTAAATTATGTTGTATCCAGGTATCATGAAAAAAAGCGGCAGGAAGATGAAAATGTACAACTTGTCCTTCTATAGGTCCAACATCTTCATTTATACAGAAATCTGTATAACCAGATAAGTTTACATTATTAAGAAAATTAACAGTATTAAGAAATACACTTTCACCAAAAAACTTTGACCAATCGTAAAATTCAACAATATTTCTAAATTCTGTATTTTCTAAGGAAGCGATATTAAGGTTTCCTTTAAAAACAGTATCACCTTCAAATACAGTATTACTTTGAAAATTAACTAAACCTTTGAAATTTGTAATAGAATTTTCTTCAAAACTTGATTCATTGAAGACGCGAAATCCTTCTCTAAAAATAGCTTCCCCTTCTACTTCAAATCTTAATAAAGGTGGTGGATTAAAAATCAATCTTTCAATATAAGTTTTAATTGCTTTTTCGGTAATAAGACCTTGAAATCCGGTACTTAATTCAGAAGAAGTTCTTTGATCGTCTGTTGTAATATAATATATGTCTTGATCGATAAATCTTAAATATCCAGATTGTTTATTTTCAGGAAAATTTAAAACTAATCTATTTGTAAGAGTTATTTCATTGAATAAGCTAGTATTACTATCTGTACTAGATTCACCCAAAAATACTCTTATAAAATCATCAACTTTACCAAATGTTTTATCTATTCTATCAAGTCTTTCTTTATAATGCAAGAATGCTTCTTCGTCAGTAAGTGATCTTGTATTTGGATATAAAAGACGATATAAATCAGGATTAAAACGTAAAGTTCCAACAGAAAATTCTGTAGGAGGTTCATCATTTTTGACTAAAGTTCTTAAATAATTAATTCGTGCTATTCTTTCTTTTTCTATAACTCTTAATCCTGTTGCTTCATATTTTTCATCAACATTATCTAAAGCTAATGTTCTATGTTCAATACGTATTGTTCGTGAATCTATTATTTCGGTTACTTTAACAAAAATGATGGTAAAAAATAGTTGTCTTAATAATCTGATTTCGTCGTTAACTTGTAAAATTTGTGGGGTAATTTCCAATTCTTCATCTAAAAATTGGAGTACATTTGGGGCAATCAGTCTACCTTCTAAGCCTAATGAATTAACAAATTCTGCCTTAGATTCTATATCATCTTCAGTAAGACCATCTAATAATTTGGCATTTTTAATTTCTGTATTCAATAAGCTTATATTAAGATTTAGTTTCTGAACAACAATAAAAACTTCTGGATCAAAATCATTAGGTAAAAATGTCAATGACCAAAGCCAATTGCTTGGATCATCATTTCCATCGGGATTATCTTTTTTTTGTTCATAATATTCGAATGTTTGTTCAACAGAAGATAAATTTTCTCTGACTTGAATTTCAGGTTGTAAATATAAAAAAAGCGATGAATTAAAAGGTTCTCCTGCATTATATTTTGATATACTCATGGTCAATCACTTTATTTCAATACAGAAAAAAACAAAAAAATATATCCTTTATTACAAGTGACGATAATTCATATAATAAATTAAATTAAACAAATAAAGAATTTTATGATTTTTTGAATTTTTGTAAAATATAAATCTTATTTACAATTTTTTTAAAGTAATCATAAAATCATAAAATCATAAAATCATAAAACTATATAAGAGCTTATCATAGTTGATATCTTATAAAATTTTATAAATCTTTATGTTTACTTTCATCAAAAAATCTTGTAATCTTTTCATATCATATATTCTACCTTTATTCCCAACTTTTACAAATAATACTATTGACACAAGTCCAATTATTTTTGCAGATGGTATTATAGAACCTAAGAACAATTTTACACATACTCAATTATCAATTATAGATCATTATGATGAAAATAATATTGAAAAATATGAAAATAATATTGACTTCATTACTTTTCAATTAGTTGTTTATACCGTAGTTATTGGAATTTTTGTGATAAGACCTTATTTTCTGTTTTCATCAAAAGAAAAAGGAAAACAAAATGAACGGAAAAATAAGGTTGTATTTTTTGATGTTCATATTTATGAACAAAATATCGAAAATGATATGAAAGAAAATATTACAGAATTATACATTCATGATTCTGATGTTGGAGATACACATTGTCTACGATTGTATAATTCTAATATCTATGAAAATAAATCACATGGAAAAAATTACAATAAAATGATTAATATATTTCAAAATATATTGGATAAAAATAGAAATACAATATTTATATCATACAATGATATAGAAAATAAAAATCCTTCAACATTTTTTGACACATTCCACTTTTTATTTAATCAATATAAAGAAAATATTCATTTTATCGATCTAAAACAATTTGCAATGATATCATCAGGAAATTTTAATCCAATGCCAAAAGAAAAATTTTTAGAATTATTCTATGTGAATAGTCCACATGACTTAATGAAAGTTTATAAAAAAGTTTTTCGTACACAATTGATAAGTATTCTTGAAGAACAAACGGAAAGTAAAAATGTGATAAAGTATGATATAATGTCAGATAAAGATTTATTTGAAAGGATCAATATTTTTTAAGAATTTATATTTTTTTCTAAATGTTCTATACGTGATGATAATTCATGAATACATTCTATAAGAACACCAACTAACCCACCATAAGAAACAGACAAATGTTCATTTTCTTTATTTTGGAAAACTACTTGTGGTATAAATTCTTTAACTTCTTGCGCAATAACTCCGCATCTTTCTTTTGAAGACATATCTTTTTTCATAGAAAAAGTGTAACCGTGAATATTTTTGATTTTTTCTAAAGCATTATTTATCTGATTGATATCTTTTTTTTCATTAATATCAGAAATCTGATTAATTTCATTAAATAGAGTAAGAGTTCCCGAAACTTCCATATTTTCAACTTTAATTTTTTCAACACTTAATTCTCCTTGATGAGATAAATATAATATAGGTTGATTACTTGTTGTATTGGATAAAGATATGGATAAATCTGCATCAATTGTTTTTATAAAACGTAATCCATTTTCATTAGTATTTCCCCAATAAAAATGAAGTTCTTGATTATCGTCTTGTGTGTTTAGATTTAGATTTGAATTGATTTGATTATCATCAGTAGAAAATTGTAAGAATGAATTTAACATATTAAGTTCATTTGAAACATTAATTTTTGAAACAAGTGTATTTGATAAAGTTGTATGACCAAATACATTCAGTTCTGTATTGATATCCATTTTTTCAGATATACTGTTCGATGCATTTAGATTGTTAATATCAAGATCTTGTATATGACTTTGATCTACAAATATCTTTTTAATGGAAGCATCTTTAATGTTGACTTTATTAAAATCACTTTTTGTAGTTGATTCAAAATTGTGTGTTGTAATATCTTTTGAATCAATATGTTCTAGTATATTACTTTTTGAAATAAGAATATCTGTTTCTATTCTATGACTATCAATATTATAACTTTTTAACTGTACTGTATCTGTATTATCAAAATGCACAGATTGTGAATGAATTATATCACTTGTTGTTGACTCTGTATTTATATTTTTTGTATAAATAGTGTCTGTTGTTTCTAAAGGACCATTAATTTTAATAGAATGACGTTTAGCTTCTAAAATGCTAATGTCACCCATATTGTATGGTCCAAATACTATTTTTTGATCGGAATTAATAAACAATGCAAAATCATTTTTAAGACTATTTTGAAAAAATTGTTCATCAAATTCAATAATATTAAGTTTAGCTGTATTCTGTGGATTTTGATTTGCCATTTGGAATCGTTTTTCTTATTATAAGTTTTTGTTTTATTTTTATTTTTTAGATAAAAAACATAAATGTAAAGAGAATTATTTTATATATTTTTATTCATATATCATAAATAAAATGACATCATTATTTCCAAATAAATTTTATCGTTTTTCTCTGAATAATAATTATTTATATCAACCATTTTGTTGTATGAAAAGGTCGGAACAAACGGAATAAACGGAATAAACGGAACAAAATAAGAAAATAAACAAAATAAGAAAATAATATCTATTTTTATTTTTTATTTCTTTTTCTATTCATATAAAAGAATGTATTTACAAACTTTGGAAAATACTAATGATAATGTGAATCATGAAATTTATTTTTCTTGGAATGATCAAGCTGTAAATAATAAAGAAAAAATAGAAAATATTAATAAAAAAAAAGAAGGACAAGAAGAAAAAGAAAAAGAAGGAAAAGAAAAAGAAGGAAAAGAAAAAGAAGGAAAAGAAAATATTTATGATATTCAAGAAGAATCGAATGAACCTAAAACAAAAATAAGGAGTCCAGATGAGTTCATAGGTGCACAAGATGTCATTCGTGAAATACGTAGTAGATATAATAGCTATTATTATGAATTTCAAAAATTCATGTACACAAATGATATTGTAGTTGCTGCAGTTGGATTTACGGTAGGTATCGTCACAAAAGATATGATTATGTCTGTATTAAACGAAATATTTATTCCAATTTTTACATTTTTGGGTCATACAAAAAAAATAGAAAAGACTAAAAAATATTTACTAGATAATATTCCTGGATTGATAATATTTTTTATGAGTATAGGGAACATATTTTGGAATGTTTTGGTCTGGTTTTTGACTATTATTTTGACTTTTCTTATATTGGAATATTTCTTTAATCGTTCTTTACTTGGTCTTAAGACACGAGTACCTGAAAATAGAAAAAAAGATTTTATTTTGGCAAGATTGGATGCACAGAGAAACCCTATAGATGAAGAGGATTATCTGTTTTATAAAGATTATATCAACAAAAATGAAGAAAAATAATAAAAAAAATAAAAAATGATAAATCATTCATAATATGATTGCTTTTCTAAATATGACAAAATTCGCGGGGTCATACAAAAAGGGTCAGATTTTTTTGAAGCCAGCTGTGTAAATCCAACAGATAAATGTCCTTTTTTAATGTTTCTATCTGCCATATAAAAAATACAATCTAATGCACCTTCAACTGTTTGTGGTGGACAAAATGGTAATATATCAGGGAAACATTTACATATTTCGATTAAATCATTTTTAGCATTCATTCTTTTTACAAATAAATTTTGATATGAATTTTCTTCATTCTCATTATTTTTTTTCGAATTATTGTTTATTTTTTCCATTAAAATTCTTTAATTTCTTAATTATTTATAAAATATATTAATTTATTTTATTTATATTTATATTCTATATTATGTATACATATTATCAATTTTTGTAAATAATTTTTATATTTTTATATTTTTTGTTTTTTTATTCTTATATTTTGATCATTTATTGTGTGCTTGCAATATATAAAGTATTATTTCTTGTAAAATAATCATCTTTTTGTTCTAATCCAATATTTCTTATACGAATATTATTCCAGTAAGAAGGCATATTCATATCATTTTTTATTTGTGTTCTAAATTCTTCATAATAAAATTGGGTTTCAGAAACACCTCCATTAATTGTTGCTTCTGTCATTCCTTGTAATATCATCATCAAAAACATAGAATTCATATTGATGGAATTTTCTTTTTTACGTGAGTCAAATGGTGACATATGATTCCAAATACCAACTATAAAATTTTCCATAAATCGGTCGAGGTATTTTTCATATTCTTTTACAAAAGATTCATCAAATTGTGAATAAAGACCATATAATATAGCTAATAATGTAACATTGAAAGGATGAAATTCAAATCGGGTTTTTATTCTTGTTATATAAAAATCTAGATTTTTTTTAATGATTTCAGGATTTTTATGAAATCCTCTATTTTCATTCACTCCAAAAAAGATTTTTGAATAATAAGGTGTCAATATGAAGAATACTTCTATTATTTTGTACATTTCTTCTTCGATACTTAATGCATCAAATAGAATTATTTCTTGTCTGTCTTCATCTAAATAACTAAGTTCTAATTTTAAATATACATCAAGCCAACTATCTTTTACAAAAAATGTGAGTTCATAAGCGGCTTCTATTGCAAAACGAATGGCTAAACGTGCAAGATTATGTGTAAAACTATTTTTTGATTTACTTTCTGTTCCATTTAATCCCATTATATTTTTTATGTCATAAGTATCTGTATTATCATCATATTCTGCAATACCAACAAGAAAATCAGCTATATTTTTCAAGAGTTCAAATCCATATGAAGATAACCATTGTCGATCTCTTGAAATACGATAATAATTCCAAGTATTTATTGCAATCATACAATTATTAAATACTGTCACTGGAGTAACTGATTCCCAAAATACTCCATCTTTAGTACTACTCATATTATCTACAAACGGAAATTTAGCTCCTCCAAAACCATAATTTCCGGCGATTTGTTGAGCCAGATTCAATGTTTTATAACGAACATCCAGAGCAGATCGTGCAACTCTAGGACGTATAAACATAAGTAATGGTATGAGCCATATATCTCCTTCGTTAGCAATACTTCCATTTAAATCAATAATAGATGTTATTCTGCTATTAGGATCGACATACATTAATTCTCTAGAATAAGAATAAATATTATATAATGAAGTTTTAATAAAACGATTGATCTTCTTTATTTTTTCTTCTTCTGCTTCTGTTATTCCTGGTTTTGGATTTATTATAATTATTGTTTTCCATAATTTATTCCAAGCTAAAACATGATCTGATCTAATTTTATTAAAAGATGCTAATGGACTTGTATTACCAACATAGAGTGTTAATACAAGTTTTCTTGCTTCATCTAAAGGTAATGGGAAGTCTGTTTCAGTCATGAGTGATGAAAGTATGTGTATTTTTACCTCATTTTTTTGTTCTCCTGTTTTAGGATGTTTAAAATGAATACGAAAACTATTAAAACATCTTGATGTATTATTAGAATAAACATTAAATCCTATATTTTCTACAAAATCAGGTTCTTCCATCACATATGTGCTTGCAAAAACGACTTCTTTTGATTCTTTTTCAGTCCGTGAGGATGATTGTGTGAAACCTTTTCCAGATAAAATGTATACTGAGACATTTTCTCCATTTGATCTCATTGTATTGATAGTATTATTGTTAAATGTAACATCTTTAAGATTATCTTTAGCATATACTTCATGATACATAATAACACTATCAAGATTATTATCATTTTTGATGGTAATTGTTTGCATTATTGTATAAGGTATTTGCCGGGGCGCATAAAGATCAGTTAATGCAACAACTAATCTTCCATTGATCCTATCTATAATTCTGTAATTTGTTGATAAAATAGAAGATTGCATATTTAATTGTTGTTTTTCAACGTAAACAAGCTGGTCCATAGGATCAGTATGAAAAAATTTAATGGTATTAACATAAAAAGGTTCTATTACATTGGAAAAGTAAGTTCCATTTGTATATCTAGATTCTGTCGTTATAAATGTTCTTTGAACATCTATATTATCAAATGATGATATAACGCCTACTTTTCCACTAGAAAGAGTAGCTCCTGTTTCTAAATTATCTAATAAAAACGCTTTATTGACGGCAGTCCATGAAGGTTTAAAATTATCTTGATAATTTTTTTCGATACTTTGAAAATTAAAGTTAGGTGCATCAGGATCATCTTGTAAATCTCCTGTAATTGTTAAGGACCTAAATGCTAAATTATCGGAACTGAGATTCATAGAACTGATTAAAGATGCATTAATATTTTCAGCAATGAATTGATCAATAACGTAAGACATGATGAAATTAAATAATTGACTATTCTCTATGCATTTATAGACGATAATTTTATGATAAAAAATACATAATTTTTTGATTTTTTTGACAACATATATTGAATAAAAAAGTAAAATAAAACAAGAAAAACAAGAAAAACAAGAAAAACAAGAAAAACAAGAAAAACAAGAAAAACAAGAAAAGGATATAAGAAGTTATATTAATAGGAAATTACCGACTAATTAATCAATTGAACGATTTTATTATTGATTAAAGATAGTAATGGAAAATCAATCAAATGATCAAACTTATTCAGAAGAACAAAGTCGTTATATTTATTTTTTAGAAAAATGTGATACAAAATTGATGGCAACTGCAGGATCAGGGAAGACATTTTGTATTATTCATAGAATTCGAAAACTCATAGATAATAATGTATATCCAAGTTTTGGTATATTTATGCTTACGTTTTCAAAAAATGCAAAAGAGGATTTCATTACAAAATTACGTAAAAATAAGATGAATGATGTTCCTGTTAAAAATATCCATACAATTGATTCATTTGCTTGGGCAGTTTTAGGAGAAGAAGTATCAAGAACTATAGATGTATCAATTTTATCTTACAGTCTTTTACAACTTTTAAAAGAGATTGTTTATAATGATGAAAAAATGACAGATGATAATTTAAAATCACCTATAGCAGATGTATTTAAAATAGATGTAAATGAAATTAAGAATAAAATGAGAAAAATCAAATGTATTTTTGTGGATGAAGCACAAGATTTGAATGAAATACAATATAATATTTTAATTCTTTTGAAAAAATTATCAGGAAGCGATTTACATTTTATAGGAGATCCCAATCAAAATATTTATCAATTTAGACTCTCTAGTGATAAGTATTTGATAGATTATGAAGCACGTACTTTTCATTTAACTAAAAATTATCGTTCTCAAGGGCATATTGTAGAATTTTGTTCAAATTTAAGACCTTATAATACAGTTGAGTTGACCTTTCATAATGAAAAATCTCATCCAAATTTAGATGTGACATTTTATTCTTATCATAACACTCAATCATTTGAAAATTACTTGATGTCAATTATTCATTTTTTCAAAGCAAAAAATATTGCAATGCATAAATTAGCTATTTTAGCACCAACAAGAGGTTATTTAAAAACCGTAAAAGGTGTGACTAAATATCGTGGATTGTGTTATATAGCCAATTTGCTCTTCAAACACGGTATTGAATTTCAGCAATTTTATAATGATATGGGAAGTAGTCAAAATATGTCAACTAGTAATTCTACATTTGCTGAAAACGACGATGATTCAGGAAGTCAATTTGAAGGATCAAAAATTACGTATAAAATGAAGAAAAACCATATTAATTTAATGACATATACTGCATCTAAAGGTTTAGAATGGGATTATGTAATTATAATCGATGCAAATGCTCATTTAATTACTCGACAAAATTATGATATGGATAAGTTTAATGCTGAAAAATATTTGCTATATGTTGCATGTTCTCGTCCACGTAAAAATCTTATTATTTTTACAAAACATAAGTTTACAAATCCATGGTTTAAAGATATACCTTTAGAAAAATATAAGTTAGCAAGAATATGTGATGGAGATTTAGAATTTTTTGACACAAGTAAATTATTTGAACAGTATCCTATAGGGGATATATCACAAAACACTCAAAACACTCAAAACACTCAAAACACTCAAAATAATAAAAATAATGATAATGAACTTATGACAGAAATGCAAGAACAACTTAAGACTGAATCATTTTCGAAACCGACAGAATCATTTTCTTGCCATATTTTAAAAAAAAATATAAACAGATTGACAAATACATTAAAAGATGATGATTTATTTCAGATAAACAATTTACTCATGCCTTATTTAAAAAAGACACAATATGCATTAGTTGATATAAATGATTTATTCAGAGAAGAAATACAAGGTAATTTAAAAGACTATAAAATGAAATTTGCAGAGAATCGTATGGGATTTGCAGCCAAGTTTATTCACCACTTGTTTTATGTATTTCTCTCAAAAAATGATTTATCTGGAACACCATTCCTGAGAGATTTAGAAAATGTTATCAATTCTAAAAATATTCTTCATTGTTCCAATGATGCTTTAATTAAATGGTATTTTACAAATCGTGATTCTATGACATGGGAAATATATGAAAAAATTAAAGGAGATTTAACACCTAAGATGAGGGAATTTATAGATACACACTTCGATAAAGAAATTCCTTTTTCATCATATACATTAGTCGATAAGTTTTATGATGCATTTATATGTACGAATTTTGACAGCATAAAAAGACAATATAATATGTATAAGTCTGATCCATTTGAATTTAAGAATACACTTTATATATGTTTAGTATCATATGCAATAGAATCGACACATTATTTTTATATTTTACAGTTTGACTTATTTATACAAGATATTTTGGATAAAAACGAAGATAAATTAAGAACACTATCATACATAATCAAGGAAAAAATAAGTGATCGTATAATCAATATTAATCAAAAAGTTGAAGATGGAAATGTTTTTATGTGTAAAGATTTTGATTATATGTATTCTTTCAATCGTTTTAAAATGAATTATCCATGTTTTGTTAAAGTAAAAGCAATAGGAGATGACAAATTAAAAGAAATTATAGCTTGTATTTTATCGATAGATTGTTTCAATAGTAAAAAAAATGAACTAAATCGTGAAAACAATTATAATGACAATGATAGAATTAAAGAGATTGATTTCCTGACACTTTTAATTGCATCTGGAAAATATACACATTGGTCAGCTAGATTACCCACTCATGTTCTTGAAAAAATCAAAGAAATTGTGTGGAAAATAATATAAAAAATGTCAATTCAGGAAATTCATTATAGTTCATGTAGAATAATAATATCTTAGATATAAAACAAGAAATACATATCCAAAAGATATAAGAAGCAAAATATAATACAAGTCTAAAGTATACAAAAAATATAGATTAATAAAATTGACTAAAAACATATATATAGCTATTAAAAGAAAAGATGCAATAAATCTTGAATCACTTGGATAATCTAATGAAAAATATTTACCATATTTATATAATATAAATACAAAAGGAATCACGTGAAAAATAAAATGAATAATATGCTTTTGTATACCTTGAAATACAACAACTTCATTATCTCTAATAATAGGTAAAGAAGATGGATTAACATAAAAAATATATGTACCTCCAATAAGAACAACAGTAGATAGAAAAAGTAAATTAAGGTATTTTACAGTGATTTTATGAAATATTGTGAGTACAAGAATCCAATTGGTAAAATATAAAAATAATGATTTATGGAAATTCCAATATTTTTTATGGTCATGTAGATTACAATTTGAATTATCTTGCGAAAAATGAAAAGAAGGAAATGATTTTTTTAAAATTGAGAAAAGATTATAATTATTCAACTTAAGTTTTTCCATATTTCCATATACCTTTTTTCTTTATTTTTTCAAAGATATTCTTCCATCCATTCTTTTTCTTCTTTACTGGGAATAGACCTTTTTTCTATATAATCAGTCATTTTGTATGCCATCATTTCAAAAGGATGATCTCTTGAATCTATTATTTCATGGCTTTCATCATTTGTTTTTTTAAATTTAGGAAGAATGAGTTCATTTTTTTCATCCATATACAAGAAATGGTTTGTATCTGGGTTTCTTCTTAATGCAATTAAATTATTATTATTTCTATTATATCGTGTTTCATAATTCTTTATATGATCATAAAAAGAATGATTCCATACGTTTTCTATAAGAAAGTGTGTTTCTAATGGATATACACGTTGAAATATGTGTATTTTTTCATGAACTAATGTAGATGCCATAATTTTAATATTATCTAAATTAACTTCTCTTTTATCCCAATTATATGGAATAAATATTGAATCTCCATGTGTATGAGGGAAAGGAAATTCTCCCTTATTTTCAGGATTGAATGCAAAAATATTCCAAGGAATTTTATTTAGTTTAGAATAATCGCTTAATAAAACATTTGCTTCATCAATGGCCAGTTTTAAAGGTTCTTGATTAATTTCAACATTACGAATACTTTTTATATATTTTTCTTCACATTCAGTTCCATGTGAATATCCTCTTTTTTGTGCATTTATTTCATCAAATGTTTGATAATAAGCTCGAATATAGGATGATGTTAAATCGTTCAAAATAAAATGTGGTTCTATTGAATTCATTCTTTTATATTGATCATGAGAAAAGTAAAGATATTTTATTACAAAAATATAAGAATACTAGAATTTTAAAATAAAAAATGTTGTCAATTATTATTTATTTTATTTTATTACTTATATCATTATTCATTGTTTTTGGATTATATACTATATCTTATAATATTGTACGATTCAAAGAAAAAAATCAAGATAAAAAGACCAAAGAATTAAAGAGAAAAATATTAGAAAAAACTAATATACAAGATAAGAATAGAGACAATAATAAAGATAATAAAGATAA